ACTCTAGCTAGAGTATTCTTTACGAGCGTGTAATACGCAAGTTAGTAGCTTCTGTGCTGTCACGTAATGCGACAAAGCTAAGGTTTACTATTCTGCTTGTAGGACCATCTACGCCTACATCAGCACTGTTTATTTTGCACCGTGGGAAAAAGAACTCCATAGTGTTTGGTGTGCCAGCATTGTCACCTACAGTAACTTTAAGTGGTGTCTCTGTTTCATTGACGAATCTATTGATTAGGGAAGCATCCTCAAAGTAAGCTGAGATAGTGCCTTCTACTACAGCGTTACCTACTTCTAATGCTGGTGCGCTATCGTCGCCAACAACAAAGGTAGGAGCAAAACTGTTTGTTAGTGTGAAGTCCATAGCTGTAACTATAGCTGATGCTGATCCACCTATCTCTAAATTACCTGAGTAAGAGTCAAAGGGTGAAGCTCCAGAAGCGGCATCTTGTGTTTTCTCTGTAGCACTCATAGTCATGTTCTTACCGACTATACCAAATGTACCTGTTACCATAGCATTAGGTGCTAGTGATACAGCTAGTGTATTTATTGAACAACCTGCAAACAACCTAGCTTGGTCGATGTCAGCGGCATAGTCCTCGATAGAAAAGAACTTTGGTGTTGTACCTACTTTAAGTACGTTAGTAGACCAAGAACTTAACATAGCAGACTCTAGTAGTTCGTCGAAGTCTCCATCTCGTAGATCTCCTACAATGTCTCCAGCTACTTGACGGTTGCCGTGACGGTCTACTCTAGACATACGATCAGCTTGGATGTCAGTACCTTCAACACGATCTTTAGTCATGTTAAGTGAATGTGAAGTGAAAGGTAAGTTTTGGAAGTTACCAGCTGGTGTCGTACCGAAAGTAGTTTCAGTAATGTATGACAGACTGGAACGTGAACCCTGTGCAAAGGCCATATTATATTCTCCTAAGAATTATTTGTAAGCGTACCAACCTATATTGACAGGTACTAAGAACCAAGGACTATCAACCAAAGCTTGATCGGCTTCAGCGTAATCTATAGATACTGTTACGTTGTTTGTTGTAAAAGATGAGGTAGCTTCAAACGCAGTCATTACGTTCTCTGCTATAGTTTCAGCGGCAGATGGTCCATTACCTTCTGGTGCATAACAATTTATAGCAAAGATGCCATCATATCTCTGCTGAGGATTTAAGCCCCTTACGGCTGGCCTACGTGAAGTGGGCAGGTAATCTACCTTTATATAGCTAGTGCCAGTTGTAGGCACATAAGGAACGTTCTCGTAAGCTATTTGAGGTACGTTAGATATATTAGCTAATTGTACTTCTAGGATAGACCTAATCTCTTTATGTATATTAGCCATATATTTTCCTTAACTTATTAAAGATACGGTATCCGTATTTATATTCAACATCTCTAGCATACCTAGACCCATTCAACAGTGTTACTGTAGGTCCAGTATTACCTTTAACATCATCTAAGGAAGCTATTATTCTTGATACATCTCTGTTTAAGGTTGCAATAACTTGAGAACCTACAGCTTCTGCGTTTACATTTCTTGGTCTACCTTGAGAGGAAACAGATCTTATCCTACCTGTTGAACCAGACATAATAGAGAATGACTCTAAATAAGAACCAGTATCTACAGCACCTAGTTTACCACTATTCTTATTTGTAGATGTTAATGTATATCTGACCGTATCAAAAACTAATCCATATAATACATCTTCTGCGGTATCCATTATCGAGTTCTGTATTCTATCTAACTTCCTATACAAACTCTTGCTTACTAATAGCTCCATTACTCAGTTACCTCACAGACGTAACAAACTGCTACACCAGATGCGTAAATAGTATTAACTTTAACTATAGATACATCATCACCTCTACCAGATATAATATCTTTATCCGTAGGTATTGCAGGTAATCCAAGGGCAGGTATTACACAACTGCGAGTACCGCGAGTTATGTCGTTTAGTAGAACGCCCTCTTGTACATTATACATATAGGCAGTTATTTCATAGTCTTTAACTGTACTAGAGTATTCTCCAGTACTAGCATTGTAAGAACCAGAAGTAGTCTTCTTAAGTATCAAAGTACTACCATGACGTTGTACCAGTTTAAGTAAATTGTACGCTTGCATGTGACATCCCTATTCGTAATCAGTAATTTCTGCGTCTATCTTAAATTGATCCTTGTTAAACTCTGGTCTAACTCTGTTAGTATTTGCTCTTACACCCTCTACAGTGGAAACAGAGATGCCCCCAGCGAAAATGCCTAAGCTACCACCTAGTCTAGTTGCTTGATACTCTAGTGTATCTGCTAACTTAGTGTAGTGAACTTGTAGTTGTGAAGAGGCTTCTTTTAACGCTCCACTAATCTCTAGATCGACAGAACGAGAGTACTTAGCCGCTATAGCTCTACATAACCACCCACCAGCTCTATATACGTTGTTGTTAGCTTGAGCTAAGGCGAATGAAACTTCTTCATCTTGTACTTGTTTATCATTTAGATCTGTATCACCGATTAACAACCTAGTAGAGTTTAGTCTACCTAGTGCATCAGTTATATTTAGATTTCCTTCGTCGTAGCTCCAAGCCATTAGTCGTTCTCCAACTCTCCATAATTTCTACGCCAACTACGGAGTAAACCGCGTTGCTTCTCTAGTATCTTAGACTTCTTACACTTCTTACGAGTAAACTCTGCGTGGGAATTAGTCTTAGCTTTTACTTTAGCATTGATCGTATCTACCAGTACACCTAGTGATGCGACATCAAGTACTTCTAGTCCATCTCCAACCTTAGCTTTAATCTCTAGGTCAGAGTTGTGGTATAGGAAATTGTTATTGTATAGAGTTTGAACAACATCACTAGAGAGAGATAACTCTTTCCAAGGGTAATGTTCTGATCTCTTCCAATCTCTTCCTCCACCATTAAATTCTTGCTTTATAAATACGGGTCTATCAAACTGAAATGGTATCATATCGGGTTCTCCTTAATAAAAGAGGTGAGGACACTTAAGCCCTCACCAAATGATTTGTATAGTTTTATGCTATAGCTGTGTTAAAGAATACACCTAAGTCAGCACCAGTGACTTTCATGTCGTAAGACATTTTAACTTGGATGTGTTCTGCAACCTGTTGACGCTTAAGAGCATCGTCTGAGTATGACTCAACTGTGATACCTAAGTTGTTTACACCGTCTAAAGTGTTCCAAGCAAATGTACCGCCAGCCATAGGTGTCATCAATCCAGCTGAAGGAGCAACGTGTGCTAACATAGCTGTTTTACCACCGATGAAAGAGTTGCTTTCTGCAATACCTTCTGCTGAGTCGTTCTTAACTGCTTCCATTACATAGAAATTAGACACTTCGAATATCTCAGCTAGTTTAGCGTCTGTAATCAATGCAGGGTTAGCTACAGTTGATCCGCCGTTTAAACGTGCTAGGATGTCTGGGTGGTTAATTAAGATGTCACGAACTTCTTTACCTACAACCATTGTGTTTGGCTTGTATCCACCAGACTTAAGTTGCATTGCACGACGTGCTTTAGTAACGTCTATGATTGGTGTAGCGTTTGTGTAGTCTGACCAGTATGTGAACTCTGAGTCTAAGTTGTTGTCGCCGTTAGCTACGCCATCATACTCTGTTCCCCAAACGTTAGTTGAGAAGAAAGTTGAAGCGAATTGCTCTTCACGGTGGATCATCAAACGTGTCGCAAGTGTTTGCGCTCCAGCAGAACGAATTTCCAAAGCGGCATCTTCGTTAGCTAGTGTTTGTTGATCGAAGTCCATACCTAGACCAAAAACGTCTGCAAAGTATGAGCTTGTTGATAGTGACATACCGATACGGTTCACTTCTGTACGTGGAGCTAATTTCTTAACGTCCCCTGTACGATTCATGTTGTCACGGTCATAGATATAATACTTGTCTGACTGCTTCTGCACACCAACGATTGGGAATACTTTATCCGCAATGAAGTTTGTATCTGCTTGTGCGTAAGCGATAGTCAAGTTAGTAAGTGGTTGATCCAGATGTACACTGGATGGTGTTAATAATGGCATAATATAATTCCTCTAATTAAGCGTGTGCGTTAGCGGCTAAGATCAACTCTATTGCGATGATTTGACCGTCAACACCTGCTTCATATGCGCGACCAACGATGATGTCTCCAGAGGCCGCATTGACAGCTTTACCAGCGGCATCTACTGCCACGTCGTCTGCTATAGTTACAGTTCCACCACATTTTACCATGACTTTACCTGAGTGAGTTATTGTGCAAGCATTTCCAGATGCGGCTCCAACGGCAATTATACCGATAGTACCTTCACCGTCTCCAGCTTTAACAGCTTTAGCGGCGGCATCCATTTTTGCAAATAAGAATTGAGAAGTGCTAAGATCTTCTCCAGCGATTAGTGTGCGGTTGTCGCGTGATTGCGTTACAGCCATAATTATTCCCCTTTATAGGATTTAGTGATAAGAGCTTTACCTTCATCGGTCTTTGCGATAGCAGAGTATGCCACAGCGTATTCGCTCTTCTTCATTGTGTTAGTGTCCATGTAAGACTTTACAAGTGAGTCAAGTTTATCTGAAGCGGTAGTAAATTCACCGTCAACATCTGCCTTGCCTACTTCTTCCATAGATGATCCAAATGCTTTATCAGCGGCTTTTAGTACACCCATAACTTCTTCATTAGTCTCAAATGATTTGACTAATTCTTTAGCTGTAGCTACATCAAAGTTAGGAAGGTTTTCTTCTGCTTTAGTTGTTAGCTCTAAGTCAGCTTTAGCAAACTCAGCTTCTTCTAACGCCTTTAAGATAGGTGCTGGAATGTCAGCCTTGTTTATTTTGTCGCCTTCGTACTCAAGAAACTCTTCTGGAGCTTTCTTCTCGATAGCGTCTGATTTGATTATGTAGCCGTTCTCAATTAGAGATTTACGTAAACGCTCATTCTCTGCTTTAAGAGTTTCGACTTCAGCGTTAGCTTTGTCTACTTCAGCTTCTTTTGCTTTCTTCATGTCTGCATCGTAAGCCTTCATAGCTTCTTCTTCAGACATACCCTTGTCCATGTAAGGCTTTAATTTACCTGCCATATCATCGGACATTTTTACTGTTGTTTCTAATTCTTCGTTCATAGTTTCCCCGTCGAAGTTGTCGCGCTTAAATAATGATACCATTGCCTCAGCATTGGCAGGACGATCCACCAAAGACAATTCGTCCAATTCAAGCATGGTTAAAAGGTTAGCCATTATAGTCTTCCTTTGTTGCTCTGCCACCAATGCTAAAGGCGGCTAGTTCACCAGATTTTACCTTAGCCCAGACATCATCGTTATATACTTTAAACGCTACTATCCAACCTTCACGGTCACTCTGGATGCCAAGGGAATCACCTATTTCTTTAGTGATAGGCATAGAATGGATAACGGCCCCAATCTGTTCGCCCTTGTGCATTTCTTTACCGACACGTACATGCTCCATAAACTTATTTACGGCACTTACTAACGTATCAGGTTTAATTACATCGCCTTGTCTGTCAACTACTGGTTCACCCTTTTCGGTTACTACAGAAGCCCAGCCATAGACCATGCGTTGTTCTTCATCAGTCTTTAATATTTGACCTGTAATATCTTTAGTTATACTTCCCACTGTGCTACCACTCCACATTCTACAAGACCAATATCTTGCTGAGGTTTTATCTTTAGCCGTACTACATGAGTGTCGGCTTCTAAAGTTAGCTCTAGCTTTCGGATCATCTCGACGAATTTCCATGTTAGGGTCGCCGAAAGTTACTTTCTTAGTCTTACCGCCAGAGTTTACGTAAACACCAAACTTCTTACTAGAACCCTTTGGTAGTCTGAATGGTTTATTTAAAGGTTTATCTGCTTTGTTAATAACTTCTTCAGAAGGCAGGTTGTCTATATCAAACGCTTCTTCCATCAGTCTAGATCCTCCTTAACTATAACAGTGAAGTAACCATTGTTAGGGAAAGTCTCTACTGTGTTATCAGCATATGTAACTTCTACTTCACCGTAATAAGTCCCAGCAGTGTCAGTATCTGAGGCTACCCAAGGGTATTGTACGATACCACCTGTTGCATTTGTAATTGTCATAGGGGCATCTATCTTAAGTGCTGTTGCTCCAAAGGCTTTCATGTGAAATCTTATACCATTAGCACCTGTAACATTTATTGCGTTACCACTTGCGTCTTCTAGGGTTACTGCCAACTTAGGGCTAGTATCATTCGTTTTAATTCTAAAAGCCATTAGCCTATCTTAACCTTATTGTTTGAGTTAAACCTAACTGAGTTACTGTTTGCTATTTCTGTTCTGCTACCTATACGTTGATTACCTATGTTAACTACTCTAGCTAAAGCTGGATTGTAGTAAGGTTCACCTAAGACTGGTATTCCACTAATAACATTTTCTAGTAAGAAGTAATGGTCGCCTATTATTACTGTCTGACCTACATCTGGTATTCCTGTTATAATATTAGGAGACGAAAGACTTATAAAATACTGTAGTACAGCATCCTCTACATCTGGTACTCCAGATACTAACTCTCCAGTAGAAAATGTCTCTTCTTCTGACATTGATATTGCAGGTACACTTACAGAACCAGTATTCAAGTCTCCAATAGAAATTATGTGGTCTTGGTTTATTACTACAGGGTCAAGTACAGGAGGTGCAGTATTTAAGTCTGCTATCTGTATTACATGGTCTTGTAAGAAGCTTACACTTGGTGTTTGTGGGTTATCAGTAGTTATAGGTCTAGCAACAAACGTTTCTTCTTCTTGCATTGTTATTGCAGGTAGACTTAAGTTACCAGTATCTATATCTCCAGTATTAAGAGTTTGCCCTTGGTTTACTACAGCAACACTAACATCAGGATTACCTGTACTAATATCCCCAGTAGAAAATGTCTCTTCTTCTGACATTGATATTGCAGGTAGATCTGTGTTACCTGTGTCTAAGTTAGGAGTAGAAAGAACATTACCTTCTGTAATATCTGCGCTATCAGTATCTGGAGTGTCAGTAATTATATTTAGAGCAGAGAGTGTCTCTTCTTCTGACATAGCTAAGTTGTCAATGACTACTGCGCCAGTATCTAAGTCTCCTGTATTTAATGTCTGCCCTTGATTTATAGAAGTGGTATCTAGTACTGGACTACCAGTGGAAATTGATGTTGCTGTAAGGTCGTATCTAAGTAAGGCAGTAGCACTACCTAAGATTGGGTTTCCTGTACTAATACTAACAGCAGAGAATGTTTCATCTTCCTGTAGTAGTGCAGTATCAAGTATAGGGTTATTAGTATCTAGACTACCAGTGGAAAGTGACTTACCTGAGTTCTTACTAGGTTGTCCTAATACTGGTTGACCTGTAGTGATAAATAAAGCACCTAAAGTCTCATCTTCTTGGAATGTAGTATTAGCTACACTTACAGCACCAGTAGTAATGGCACTAGCTGTTAATTCGTATTCTTCACTTCCCATACCAGCAAAGGTAGAGGATGCAAAAGGGCTAGTACCAAACATTTATTGCTCCTAGTTCTCGTCACCCACGTAACGGGATGTCCACATAGTTAATGAATATTTAACCCCAGACTGTAGCTCATCGACATAATGACCATGAGTAACTTGACTAGGAAATAGTATACAACTTCCGACGGGTACATCTAGGTTCGTAAAGTCCTGACGTGGGAAATAGAGTGTAGCACCCTCATAGTTGTCGTTTAATTTAACGCTACCAGTTATGAGAGATGCGTCTGTATGTAACCCTAGAGACTTCTGAGTGTCCATAGCGTAACGCATAGTAAAGGCATCACGTAGACCCATATATTCTACAGGCTTCCAGTGTTTCTCGCAGATCTTAAATAGTCTATCTTTCCAGAGAGCTTCGTATTGTTTCCACAGACCTAACTTCTTAAGTCTTATCTCTTGTGCTGGAAACTTGTCTCCCTCTAGATTACCCCAACCACCTAGAGCATCAGACTTATCTATTAAGTCTTTACACTCACTTTCGGATAGTAGTTTTGTAACTAGTAAGTCTTGCGCTACTTCTTTGTAGCTTAAATCTCTACTTGTCCTAGTAGTAATAGGAGAGGATAGTTTCTCATACCCAAACTCTTTAGCTAGTTTATAGAAGAAGTCTTTCTCTGACTTACCTCCATTGCCATGATATATACAACCACAACAATTAGTTCTATCATTCCAGAGTTGACCGTTTACTTTACGTATACTTGTGTCGTGGTTCTGGAATATATAACCTTCATAGTCTAGAGCTACCGTATAAAAGAAGTCTTCATACATTGATAAGTATCTTGACTGACAGTATAACTGATCGTCACCATTATCATCTGTACTAGGTAAATCAAAGAAGTCGTGTAATGCTCCAGCATACCCTATATATAAACCACTGTTTAAATACCTATATGGAGTAAGCATATCAGGCCATCTATTCTTGTATGACTGATCGTTTGTTACAGGCCAACACTCTTGTTCTGCTCCGAATAGTATATCTACTTTAAAGTCCATGAACCTTTGTACTATAGTCTCATAACCTTCAGTAAAGAAAGTATCGTATCCATCTACAAATAGAACTATCTCATCTTTAGCTAAGTTCTTAACTAAGTTCTTAACTAGTTCTATCTTTCTTAAGCCATCGTATCCTTCCATCTCACTCTTCCAGCTATCACCTTTACCAAGGTTAACTAGATTAATTTGATGTTTGTCACATGACTGTGCTAAAGGCCACATCTTAGTTTCGTCTGTAGCTACAGTTATTATATTAACTTTACTTGGGTCTATCATCGTACTATCTTCTTCCTCTATGGTACTTGGTCGGGTTGACCTTGGGATTTGAGTAACGACCTCTTCTTTATAGAAGTAGTTGTGTTTATCTTTTAGCTTCATGGGAACCCACTCATCAACTGGGATGATGTTATCCTTAAAGTCTTGTATTAATAATCTTGCTGTATCAGGAGTAATTGCATAAGCATGGCAGTTATACCAATAACCCATGTCGTTCAGTCTATAACCTAACCAGACGCTATCGTGGGAATTAAGAAGTCTATTTACCTTATCAGTATCTATACTATCGTATACTGCATCCTCTTCTAGTATAATACCATTAGAGTTACTATCTGCAATCTTCTCCCAGACCCTTAAATGGCTCACTGAGCATCCAAACTCACCTTTTAGTATAGTTCTATTGTGGATAGGGTCTAACCAGCTTGTACGGGGCTTACAGAGGCTATCAGAGTATATTTGTTCCCATTCTTTGCCTCTTGCATCGTATGCTGAACCATGAAGTGAGATTTGATATACAATCATTAACTAGGTTTAGTAGGCCAAGTAACTGAACTTGGAAATGTATCTTGTTCTGACAAGTTAAGTAAGTCAGCTCTGTACTGTGTCCATTCGGCTTGTTTAGTCTCTGTTAAATCAGCCCAACGTAGAGGGTTAGTAATTATTGGGTCTACTTCATTAACTAACTTATTATCACGTTCTGCCCTTAAACTTGCGCCTAGTTTTGCATTTATCTCTTCTTGGGTAGGTGCTACATATGCCGCATAGTTTGAACCAATAAGATTAATTAATACGCTGTTGTCTACAGTCATATCTTCATCATCAGGCGTTAACCCATAAGGTATCCAACCAAACTCTGGATGCTTAATCTCTACATCAAATCCAGTGTTTTCTGCGTTAAGTGATCGTGCGTTACGCACTTCTGTTACTGTTACTGATGGCATAAACGCCTCCTATTGTTGTAATTGTTATCAAGATATTCTACAGAAAAGGTCGGCAACAGCGTATGTGCCGTTTTCTCTTTTACACTGACCACCCATAAGCCTCCAAGTTCCGCTAATCCCTGCCGATACAGTACTAGGCCAATGAAAATGATGTGCAGACATTTGACCGTTTCCTGCCGCCTTTAGATAAGCACTAGAGATAGTATCACCTTCATTTATCATGTTGATACTTTGTGCAGGGTCAACCGCTAACCAAGTGTAAGAACCAACTGCATTAAAAGTTGTTGATGGTGTACCAGCGGCTCCTGCAGAACCTGTTTGTCCCTTTTGACCCTTCTGACCAGTAGAACCAGTACCTCCAGTACCGCCAGTTGAGCCAGTTTGTCCCTTCTGGCCTTTCTGACCAGTAGATCCTGTTGTACCTGTAGCACCACCAGCTCCAGCTTCTCCCTTTTGACCCTTCTGACCAGTCGTTCCTGTATTGCCTGTACTACCAGTACTACCAGTATTACCTTGCGCTCCAACTTCTCCCTTTTGGCCTTTCTGACCTTGAGATCCAGTACCTCCAGTTGAGCCAGTATTACCTACCTCACCCTTCTGTCCCTTTTGTCCTTGCGAACCAGTACTACCAGTTGAGCCTGTAGAGCCTGTATTACCAGTTACTCCTACTTCACCCTTCTGTCCTTTAGCTCCAGTTGAGCCTGTACCACCAGATGCACCAACCTCGCCCTTTTGTCCCTTTTGTCCTTGAGATCCAGTAGAGCCTGTATTTCCAGCTACACCTTGAATACCTTGAGACCCAGTAGATCCAGTATTACCTACTTCGCCCTTTTGCCCTTTAGCTCCAGCGGCTCCATCAGAACCTGCGCTACCAGTATTACCAGTTACGCCAACCTCACCCTTTTGTCCTTTAGCTCCAGCAGATCCATCAGAACCATTAGCTCCAACTTCAC